CCACCCCTGGCCACCTACCCACCTAACAGCTACCCAGCCCGGCACTGTAACGCAAAAGTGTCCGTTTGACCTTGTATTGTATCGTATTAGGAGTTACTAATTAATAGTGACTCATAACGATCCATATGTATCCGAATGGATAAATCTTTGTCGAAGCTGTGGCTTAAAAGATAAACCATTTTATAGCCTGGCGGAGACTAGCCAGCTCGTCGGATGCGCACGGTCCACAGTGAACCGTTGGGTCAAACGGGGCTACCTGGAAGCCAGGCCATGGGGCCCGCGCCGGGTCAAGGTGACGGCTGCGAGTATCCGGCAGCAGCTGAACCTGGACCAACCGGTCGGTGTGGCTGCGCAGTTGACCAACCGGTCGGTGACCTCGGGTTTGACCAACCGGTCGGCTCAGGCGGATTTTACCGACCGGTCGGTCACCCCCCCGATTTTTTCTGGGGATCCGAGCTGGGAGCCTGCTAACCAGCTCAGTGGACGAGAAAAAAATTTGGAAAAAAATTTTGGGGAAAAAAATATAAAAAAAATTCCTGAAATCGGCGAGGACAGTACATGACTAAAGATACCGGCATATCCATCGAACTAGCCCAGACAAACAGCCTCGTGCCTTATGCGAGGAATGCCCGGACCCACTCCGATGCGCAGGTGGCGCAAATTGCTGCCAGCATTAAAGAGTTCGGGTGGACCAACCCCATCCTGATTGACGGGGACAATGGGATTATTGCTGGGCACGGCAGGCTTCTGGCGGCGCAAAAGTTGGGAATGAAAGAAGTCCCAGTCATCCAGCTTGGCGGGTTGTCCGAGGTTAAAAAAAGAGCCTACATCCTTGCTGATAATAGAATTGCCATCAACTCCGGCTGGGACACCGAGATGCTGGGTCTGGAACTGCAAGACCTGGGCAAAGACATCGACATGACCCTGGCTGGTTTCAGCATGGACGAAATTGACAGCCTTTTAGAGGACGGGTGGTCTTCTGATTTAGAATCCATCGAAGGTACTGAGGCCAACCTGAACGGCCTGCGGGAAAAAATTGTCCTCAAACTTGACGGGACTTTTGTTGAAGAAGTCACGAACATGATTAGAGCCTATTGCGACGAACACGCAATCAACGTGGAGTTCTCGTGACCAAGCTAAACGTCTTGATAGCGTACCCGTACTATGCCGGGCGGTATCAGGAAATTGTTAAGTCTATGGGGGACTCCATTCGGTTCGTTCTGGACTCGGGGGCTTTTACGTCTTGGAAGTTGGGCAAGGAAATCCGCCTGGACGATTATTGCAAGTTCATCGAAACTTTACCGGTTAAACCATGGCGCTATTTTACTTTGGATGTCATCGGCGACCCTGAAGCTACAATGGAAAACTACCAAACCATGCTGCGTCGGGGCTTTAATCCAATCCCTGTTTTTACCCGTGGCGAAGACCCGTCGGTTTTAGAGGAATACTACGCGAATAGCGATGTGGTTGGTGTCGGTGGTTTGGTTGGTACTGAAGGCAACCGTGGTTTCGTTAAAGGGATCATGGAAAAGATAGGAGAACGAAAGGTTCATTGGCTAGGCTTTACGAACCTGGAATTCGTTAAACACTACAGACCTTACATGTGCGACACCAGCGCTTGGGAAAGTGCGGCGCGTTACGGGCAGCTTCGTTTGTATATGGGGCGAGGTAGGTTCAAGACGTTCAACAGAAAAGACTTTGCCCAAAAACCGGACGAAAGTGTTCTCCGTAGAATTAGCAGCTTGGGGTTAGACCCTTACAAGTTGGCGAAAGAAAAAAATTGGCGGGGTAGTTATTCCACTATTCGGGAATTAGCCGCGTACAACTCAGTCGACCTCAGTATGGATGTTGAGAAGAATATAGGCACCAAATATTTTCTGGCTGTTGCTGCCATTTGCGGCTTCAGTCTTGTCGTTAAGGCATATCGTGATTTTACCAAAGGGAAACCAAATGGCTGAAGTAGAGAATGGTAAGTTTGATCCGAGTTGGGAACCTGACGCACCAGAAGATGAACCAAACATGGAAGCGGTGGTTATTGTTTCGGGTGGTATGGATTCCGTAACGCTGGCGTATGACCTCAAAAAAGAGGGGTACGACCTGACGATGTTGAGTTTTGATTACGGGCAACGCCACAAGGTCGAACTTGAATGCGCGAAATGGCACGCAGACAAGTTAGACGCGGAACACGTAATCATCGACATAAGTGGTATCCGTCCCCTGTTGAAAGGGTCGGCGCTCACGGATGATGTGGAAGTTCCCCACGGCCACTACGCTGAAGAAAGCATGCGGGCAACGGTAGTTCCTAACCGTAACGCTATTATGCTCAGTATTGCGTGGGGTCTGGCGTGTTCCAAAGGAGTCCACGTTTTGGGTTGTGGTGTTCACGCTGGGGATCACTACATTTACCCCGACTGCCGACCGGCTTTTGTGGACGAACTTAACAAAGCGTTGCGCGTTGGAACTGAAGGTCACCGATCAAGGGGGCTTCGACTCTACACGCCGTACATAGACAAAACCAAAACCGACATTGCTGCTATCGGTGGCGAGTTAGGTGTTCCGTACGAGAAGACCTGGACTTGTTACGAGGGCAAGGATGTTCATTGCGGTCAGTGTGGTTCGTGTACTGAACGTAAAGAAGCATTTCGCGACAGTGGTGTTCCAGATCCAACGGCTTATCGGGCATGAAAACTGTGATCGAGTCCTCGAAGAGTTTTCATAACTTACCATGCGCCCATCGAAGGTACGCCCACGATGGTCACTGTGCTCATGTTCACGGCTACAGTCGAAGCGTAACGTTTTGGTTTCGTGCTGAAGAAAGAACTGAGAACGGGTTTGTTATGGACTTTGGCCACCTCGCGGAGATCAAGAGTTGGTTAGAGGACCATTTCGATCACACACTTCTGCTTGATGCGGGCGACCCTCTTCTTCCGGAGTTTAAAGCACTGGAAGAAAAGGGCGCTTGTAAGTTGGTGGTGTACCAAGACGTCGGGATGGAGGGGACTTGTGAGTTTATAAAAAGCTACATGGATAAGTGGTTGGAAAAAGAAACAGCGGGGCGTGTTTGGCTGCATTCGGTGGAAGTTCGGGAAAACGACAAGAACAGCGCCAGGTTAGTAAGGGAAGATTCTGATGCCGTACACCGTCAGTGAAATGTTTTGCGCCCTTCAGGGCGAAGGTCACCGGGTGGGGTCCCGGAACGTGTTTGTAAGGTTTGCCGGGTGTAACTTGGCGTGTAACAAACCCGAGCACGGATTCGATTGCGACACAGATTTTAAGTCTGTTTACAAGCGCTATAAAACCGCTGAAGAGTTGGTGACGGAAATCGAAGAAGTTTGGGGCCCTTCGAAAAAAGGGCGAGCGGTTATTCTTACGGGCGGTGAACCTACTTTGCAGGTGGACCTTGAATTGACAGTTGCCCTTGGCAACGCTGGTTTTTTTATGGCCATGGAAACCAACGGTATCAACGAGCTTCCCGGCGCTGTTAAAAACAACATTGGTTGGATTAGTTGTTCGCCAAAAACGGCGGAACACACCCTAAAAATTGGAACGGTTAACGAGCTTCGTTATGTTCGGGCTATTCGGCAAGGAATTCCAAAACCTAAGCTTAAGGCGAAGCACTTGTTTCTTTCGCCAGCTGCTGACGGGGGCGGGCCTCGCCAAGAAAACTTAAATCACTGCATAGACTTAATAGACCAAAATCCTGAGTGGCGGCTTTCGGTACAAATGCACAAACTTTGGAGCATCCGATGAATGAAAGTAAGCAAGAAAAAATCGACAGGTGTACGCGAGAAGCCATCGAAGAAACTAAATACAATGCCGGACTCAAGGCGGTAAAGGATTTGCTTTGGGTCATTGGGGAAGACCCCGGTCGTGAAGGTCTGGTGGATACGCCTAAAAGATTCGTCAAGGCATTGGGCGAATGGTTTCGAGGGTACAACGAAGACCCCAAACAAATCCTGGCCACTTCGTTCTCGGAAGTGGGTGGGTACGACGAACTGGTGATGCTTCGACGTGTCCCGTTCGAAAGCCACTGCGAGCACCACATTACCCCAATCATTGGAACAGCGACAATTGCCTACCTTCCAGATAAGGGCGCAGTGGGCGTTTCGAAGCTTGCTCGGGTTTTGGATTGTTACGCAAAGCGGTTGCAGGTGCAGGAAAGGTTGACGGCGCAAATAGCTGATGCGTTGGAAGAGTGTATAAAACCTCGCGGAGTGGCCGTAATTGTGACCGCAACGCACCAATGTATGACCACAAGGGGGGTCCACAAAGCCCATTCCGACATGATAACCTCAGAAATGCGGGGAATGTTTCGTGACAATGCGAGCCTCCGGGCGGAGGTTATGTCGCTACACCTTGGAGGGTAATATGGCTGGTCGGAAATCTAAGCTAAATGAGCAGGTAGTTGAGCGTTTTATAAGGGCAATTAAGCTCGGCTGCCCGATCAAAGACGCCTGCGGATGTGCCGGAATTAGTGAAACAACTTACTACCGCTGGATGCAGTTGGCGGATTCTGACCATCGCGGTTCGAAGAAATATCGGGAATTTCGGGAGCAAGTAAAAGTGGCCGAAGGGGAAGCGACGGCATCCTGGCTTGCAATCATCGAAAAAGCAGCCCGTGAGGGGTCTTGGCAGGCGGCTGCCTGGAAGCTGGAACGTCGGCGGGACATGTTTATTCCAAAGACGCGACAAGAGGTGACGGGTAAAGATGGAGAAGCAATCAAAATCGAAGAGCAAGCCCGAGAAGCCCGTAGCGTTATCACAAGCGCAATCGCTCGCATTGCTCCCGGAAGCGGAACAGCAGAAGATTCTGGATCAGTTGACCCCGAAACAGCTCATTGAGCTTCGGTGGGATTGGAAGTTTTGGGCCAGACCCGACCAACAGATTCCTGCAGGGGACTGGAGGGTCTGGCTCATCCTGGCAGGACGTGGATATGGGAAGACGCGCACTGGAGCGGAGTTCATTCGCGAGCGCGTAAATTCTGGAAAAGCTAAGAATATCGCGCTGATAGGGCGAACAGCTGCGGACGTTCGAGACGTTATGGTCACGGGGCCGAGTGGTCTGTTGGCCTGTTGCCCACCGGATGAGCGACCGGTCTACGAGCCCTCGCGTCGTAGGATAACATGGCCCAATGGGGTTGTAGCGCATACCTTTTCCAGCGAGAAACCGGATCAGCTTCGAGGACCGCAGCACGACACGGCGTGGTGTGACGAAACTGCGGCGTGGACGTATTCCTACGAAACGTGGGATCAGCTGATGTTCGGTCTTCGTCTGGGCGACCCAAAGTGTGTTGTCACAACCACCCCTCGCCCTATTCAATTGCTCAGGGATTTGATTAAAAACGAAGCAACGGCGGTGACCCGTGGTACCACTTTCGACAACCGAGATAATTTAGCCGAAGGCTTCTTCCAGCATATCTTGGACAAGTATGACCAAACCACCCTCGGTCGCCAGGAGCTGTATGCAGAACTCCTGGACGAAATACCGGGTGCGCTGTGGACCCGTGCTATGATAGAAGCAAGTAGGGTCACCGAAGTTCCTAAACTTACTCGGATTGTCATAGCGGTTGACCCGGCAATGTCGTCGAAACGAAACAGTGACGAGACGGGGATCGTCGTGGTGGGGTTAGGCGAAGATAATGATTTCTATGTTATCGAAGACTTAAGCGCCCGTTTATCGGTGGACAAGTGGGCAAGGTTGGTTGTGGACACTTACCATCGGTTGGGGGCGGATAGGGTGGTGGCGGAAGTTAACCAGGGCGGTGAGTTGGTTGAGAAGGTGTTACGCCAGGTTGACACCAATATTGCCTATCGACCTATCCGCGCCAGCAAAGGTAAATTTTCTCGCGCCGAGCCTGTCGCAGCGCGTTATGAACAAGGGCGAGTCCATCACCTTGAATCTTTCCCCCTGCTGGAAGACCAACTCTGCACGTATTCGTCCACATACATGCCCCAGAGCCCCGATCGACTGGATGCCTTGGTATATGCAGTCACTGAGCTAGATTCGCGTTCAGTGGTCAATATAAGCGTCGACAACGAGGCTAACTACAGCCCTCGAAACTGGTTTTGAAATGGGTTCTTGTGGGCACAACCATTGCGCATCGCGTCATTCGCGGGACGACCAAGTTATCAAGGCCGAACGAATTACCTCGGAGGACTTTGGTGGGGAATCCAGAAGGCACGAAAGAATTACATCGGCGCGGGCTAAGTCTTTAGCGGGAGCACTAGAAAATTATCTAAAGGCGGAAACCAAAAAACGGGTTCGGCGTATTACCCAAGAAATTAGAAGAAACGGTCCCAAGTCCTTCATTGAAGTTAAAAAGGCAAATGGGGAAGAGGAAGAATGGGACGAAGAGCGGCTTCTTAAAATAATCGCCCTATATGGCGTTCGTCAAATTCTCGACAGTGGGCGGGAGATAGCCGGGTCGACGTGGGCAATACCCCCTGCCGTTCGCGATAACTACCTTTTCGAAAAACAGGTGCTGGTCCAAAGGATCCCCAAGAACCTCGAAAAGGAAATGCGAGGAACCATTGGTCGTGCGTTAGGTACTTGGTTTGTTGAAGAACCAGGGTTGACCATCCAGCAAATATCCCAGCGTCTTCGCAAATGGCTCACGGTTCCGTCTGCGGCGGAAACCCCTTACGAGCTGAAGCCTTTGGGCAAGCGGTTTACGCCTGAAGGTTTGGGGGCGCGTGCCAGGATGATTGCTCGTACGGAAATTAATCAAGCAAGGAATCGCGGCAGGTTGGAAGCTGGCAAGTCCATAGGTACGCAGTATTGGATTTGGATAGCCGAGACCGATGGCTTGTCTGGTGACCGTCAACACGAGGCATTAGATGGTCAAGTTCGACGAACTGGGGAGCCTTTCGTAAATCCTGTAACAGGTGTAGCTTTAGAGTATCCCGGCGATGCAAGTGCCGATGATGCAGGCGAGATTATTAATTGCCGATGTAGCATCCGACCACTAACGGCCGATCAAGCAAAGCAATTTGGCATTGGAGACTAAGCGATGGATGAGAAACTAGGCGGCTATAAAGCCTTAGATGTTTTAGGTGTTACGGGCCTTAATCGCCAAGACGGCATAGTAAACGAAGAATGGCTTCGACAGTTAGAAGGCACCAAAGGTGTTAAGATCTACGCGGAAATGCGGGATAATGACCCCGTTATTGGCGCAATTCTTTACGCGATTAAAACCCTGGTAAGACAAACAAGGTCGTCGGTACATCCTTCAGGCACTTCAGAAAAACATCACAGTTATGCCCAGTTTGTTAACGAATGTTTGGCAGACATGTCGGTATGTTGGCCTGACTTTCTTTCAGAAGTTTTGTCCATGCTTCCGTTTGGGTGGTCGTACTTCGAAACCCTTTACAAGATTAGGGGTGGCCACACCGACAACCCCAAGACCAATAGCATCTTCAACGATGGTAAAGTGGGTTGGCGAAAGTTCGGCATTCGCGCACAGGACACTTTGGACCATTGGGAATTTTCTGACGAAGGTGAAATTTTGGGCATGTGGCAGATGGCCCCACCTAACTATAACTTGATTTATCTTCCGATTGAAAAGTGTATTCATTTCAGAACAGAAACCCATAAAAACAACCCGGAAGGGCGGTCAATTCTACGAAACGCCTATCGTTCTTGGTTCTTCTGTAAGCGCATTCAGGAAATTGAGGCCATCGGTATAGAAAGGGATCTTGCCGGTCTTCCTGTAATGCAGGTCCCCCTGGAGCTTTTAGCGAGTAACGCTACGGCGGCGCAGAAAGCGGTGGTCGACGAATGCCGGGATATGATTCAGAAGATTCGCCGCGACGAGTATGAAGGGGTAGTAATCCCATCCGAAACGGACATCGACGGCAACCCTAGCGGGTTTAAGCTTAGTCTTTTGAGTTCGGGCGGTCGAAGGCCGTTGGACGTTAATGAAATTGTGAAACGGTACGAAAGCCGCACCGCGTTATCGGTTCTTGGCGAGTTCGTTCTTTTAGGTATGGACGGCACTGGTAGTTTTGCCCTGAGTTCCAGCAAGACCGCTCTTTTTGCCCAAGCCCTGGGGACGTATTTACAAAGCATCGCCACAACTTTTAATGAGCAAGCTATTGCTCCACTTATGCGGCTGAACGGGTTCAAGGACGTGAGCTGCTATCCTAAACTTGTTTTTAGCGACATTGAAACTCCTGACGTTCGTGAGCTTGGGGCCGCACTGACCGGTCTTGCAGGCGCTGGTTTGATTACACCGGACGACACTTTGGAGAAATGGATTCGTGAATTTGCGAACCTTCCCCCGGTGGACCTTGGTAGTGAACGCCCTGCCGAAGAAGAAACTCACGACGACGACCTCTATAACGAAGACACTGACGGGCAGGTGGTTGAAGAAGCGCCAAAGGTAGAAGGTGAGGAGGTGATGTCATGATGAAGGCCAAAGATGACCCAAAGACTCCGGCAAAGCCTAGTGAACGTCGTACGGGTAGCGATAGGAACCCAAGCGGTTCGGCGTCAGGTCAGCGCGGTGGTATTACGCTATCCGAAGCCAACATTAAAACGCTTGAAAACAAGCGCGACGAGCATAATGAAAAGTATAAGGACACCCCTTCCAAACGGGTTACGATGGGGCAGCTTAAGGCCGTGTTTCGTAGGGGCGCTGGCGCGTTTTCTACCTCGCACAGACCTTCAGTAACCAGTCGGGATCAATGGGCTATCGCACGGGTAAACGCTTTTCTTCATTTGATGGGTACGGGCAAACCTAAGAATTCCAAATATGTGACCGATAACGATTTACTACCGGCGAGCCACCCACGTTCCACCAAAAAAGAAAAGGCCGAAAAGGCTAAGAGCCTAAAACTAAAACCCCCAGAAAATTACCATTGGATGGACTACCAGGGGGGTCCTGTCCTTATGCCGGGGGAATACGCGCCTCATGAAGGTGCTGTTGAGTTTTTCGAGTTTGAAATTGTCGAAGAGCACGACGAGTCGCGGTTGAAAAAATACGGTACACCGGACGAAGAGTTTGCCCGATTCGACCCCCTGAAGAAGGGCGAAGAATGGGACGCGATCTATAACGCAATCCTGGAACGAACTGGGGACAAAGAATTAGCGGCGGCCACTGCTACAGCCCGTGCCGGTTCCAGGTTCGATAAGAAGAACTACAAGCCCCCGCAATCGGTTGTCCGAGAAGTGAACCAGGGGTTTTCGTGGCAAACCGAATACAAAAGAAGCGATGCCAGCACAAGAATTGGGGCGTTGATTCGACGGGGTAAATCCTTGCCCATCCAAACCGTTAAGGACATGGTCACGTTTTTCGCCGGACACGAGAAAGACCTAACCGTTTCGCCAGCGAACCGGGATCCCAGTGCCCCCGGTTACCCTGGCGCCGGGTTAATTGCTTGGAAACTTTACGGGGGTGACGCGGGGCGTAAGTGGGCGCAAGGGGTTATTGAAGAATGGCGCGAAGAGACAGAAAAACAACGAAGCTATAGCCCCCCGAAAGGCGTTCAGCGGGAAGCAGCCTTGGGGTTGAAGTGGCGAAGGGAGCACGGGCGTGGGGGGACCGAAGTGGGTGTGGCGCGGGCGCGTAACCTTTCGAACGGTGACAACATACCTCTCGAAACCATTAATCGTATGGTCTCATTTTTTGCCCGTCACGAAGTTGATTTGGATGCCCCGAAAAATAAGGACCCTGGGGCAGATGGTTACCCTGGGGCTGGGTTAATCGCCTGGAAGCTTTGGGGAGGTGACGCAGGTAGGCGTTGGGCTAACACGATTGCCGAGCGCGAAAAAAAGAAGGTCGGTAAAGCCAGCAAGGAATACATGGAAGCAGCCCTAAAGTTGGCAAAAGAAGAGTTGCCGGGGTGGGCTTACGCAAGGATTCATCAAGCGGCCATGGGCAGTGCGGGCGGTAGAAGGCGAAACGCAAAGGCTGGTGAAAAGTTGGTCGCTAAACTAGCCATGGCCCAAATGTCCGAACCCGTCGTTAAGCAGATGAGTAACGAAGACATTAAGCAGTTGTTCGACTATCTTAGCGAATGGTTCCAAAACCATAAGCGGGATGTCGATGTGAAGCCTTTAATTGTGGGGGCGGCGGCTTTAGTTATGTCGGAAATGACTCAGCGCGGCATGAAATGTCCTCCGGGCGATTTGAACAGGGAAGTTGCCCAGCGGCGGGAGGTTGAAAAGGCACAGCTGCGCAAGCTTAATGAAAGCACCATTGAGGTACATTCCCCACACAGCCCTATTGTCTTTGTTGTGGAAGAACCAAACTCTATTGATAAGGCACGGGGGGAGTATTTGGTGGGGCAGGACGGTCGAATCTTCAAGGATCTGTATTTGAAAAAGCTTGGCTTAAAAAAATCGGATGTTTGTATCGTGGACATCACGCAGCTGGATTGGGTTGAAACAAAGCGCCCACGAGAAATTATTGCTTTGGGTCGAGTCGCTAAAAACGCCCTTGGGGACTTGGCTACATGTGTTTTGCCCCACCCTAAAGCGGTGCGGCGGTTTGGGGACAGTGGTGAAATTAATCGAAAACTCAACGCCCTACTTAAAAGAAGCAACGATTTCTTACTTGACCACAGCTTGCAAAATAGTCCAATCTTAGAGACAAGAGCAGAAGAGGACAAAAACACAACCGATGAGCTGATTGAAAAGCAGGATTGTGTTGGTCAGGATCTTCCTGGCAAGTCTGAATCGTTAGTCGTGCCGATTTCTAAGGCGGACTCGGAGAAACAGATAGTCTATGGCATTGTGCTTGATCCATATCAAATCGATAGCCAAGACGATTGGGTGCCTCCAAGAGCAATAGAGGAAACTGCCCACAGATGGCTCGCTGAATCGCGGGTGATTGGGCTTGACCATAGCGACAAAGCAAACGCTTTCCCGGTCGAATCATATATGGTTCCCTACCCACCGGGCGAGTATGATAAGGCTATGGCGAACGAACCTCACAAAGCTTACACCATGCCTTTCGGGGATGACGTGGTACATTCAGGCTCGTGGGTACTTGGGACAAAACTCGGGGATTCTGAGTGGTCGAAAGTAAAAGAAGGCGAGTTAAACGCCTACAGTATCGGGGGCTACGGCAACCGAACATCGACTACTAAACAAGCGATGCCCGCTGTTGAATTCTTGGAACTAAAAGAGGAACGATAATGGCCATCACGGCATTAACAGATGTGGAAACGTTGGAAGTGAGTTTGGTGCCGCAAGGTGCTAACAACAAAAAACGATTCCCCGTCCTAAAATCATCGGAGACAAACATGTCGGATATTCTGCACGCAGTGATTGACGCTCCTAGCAGCGAAGACACCAAATTTGACCAAGTTGTAAAGAGCAGTGCGCTCGGTGAGAACGCTGAAGCGGCTGAAGCGCTTAAGGGCGCTATGAAAATCCTGAACGCCTATTCGGACTCAATTTCGCCAGAAGACGCACTAGGTGTTCTAGCCAAGGGCTTTGGCGTGGAAAAGGGCGAAGACGAAGAAGTCGAAAAGCCTGGCCACTACGAGGAAAAGGCTGAAGACGAAGAAGACGATGCCGAAAAGGCCGAGCACGAAGAAGAGGAAGAAGCCGAAAAGGCTGCCCACGGTGACGAAGAAGAAAAAACCGAAAAGGCTGCCCACGGTGATGAGGAGGTCGAAAAGTCCTTGAATTCTTCTCAAATAAAAGCCCTCTTTAAGTCGCAAAGAGAAGCCATCGCAAAGGCTGAAAAGCTTGAAAAGGCGTTGATGGTGGAACGTGACGAACGTTTGCGCAAGGAATTTATTTCGAAGGCTCGAACGGACTTCCCATACGTTCCAGGCAAGTCCTCCGAAGAAGTTGGTATGATGCTTAAAACACTTCACGGGCTTGATCCAGCAATCGCTGGCGACATTGAAGGTATCTTTAAGTCAGTCAGTGCTACAATCGAAAAAGCCGGTTTGCTTGATGAGTTGGGGTCCGGCATGACCAACCGTGGGGATGGTGCTTCGGCATACGCAAAACTTGACGGAATGGCGCGCGACGCTGTTCAGAAGTCGGGTGCTTCGTACGCCAAAGCCTTCGAAACGGCAATGCAAAATCACCCCGAACTCTATAGCCAGTATCTTGCAGAGCAAGGTCAGTAAAAAGGAGGCCAAAAATGGCGTTTTCAGAAAACATGGTGACGATCACCCTTGAAGCAGGTGCTGACTTGTCTGCGAAGCAGTACTACTTTGTCGCTGTCGATACTAACGGCAAAGCAGTGCTCACGGGTGACGATGGAAACCCTGTCGGCGTTCTCCAGAACAAGCCGACATCAGGCCAGGCGGCGACCGTCTGTGTCTACGGTGTAACCAAACTCTATATTGGGACCGAGTCCGGATTGGGCGCGGGTTACAATGTCGGGTGCGATGCGAACTCAGCCGGGAAAGTGTCCGACACCGGATCGTTCCGTATGGGTGTCGCGTTACAGGACCCCACCGCTGATGGGGACATCGTTTCCATCCTTCTTCAGAAAAACGGCAAGCAAGCTTAACGAGGAGTTAGACAATGCCAAATCCAACTAGAAGTGACGTGCATATTAACGCCCCGTTAACTAACGTCTCAATCGCTTATGTGCAGGAAGCAGCTAAATTTCTTAGCTCCAAAGTCTTCCCCTTGATTAGTGTGCCGAAGCAGAGTGATCTCTACTTCAAATATGATCAGGGTGATTTTATGCGTTCGGAGGCGCGGATTCGCGCTCCAGGAACTGAGTCTGTTGGTGCAGGTTATAACCTGACTACTGATTCGTATTCCTGCACAGTAACCGCTCTGCACAAAGACGTAGCAGATCAAATTCGTGCGAACGCCGACGCACCCCTCAACATGGACGCGGATGCGACAAAGTTTCTGACGCAGCAAATGTTGATTAAACGGGACAAGGATTGGGCCAGTAGCTACTTTAGCGGCGGGTCCTGGACTGGTTCAACAACCGGTGCGGATATCAACAAGGCGGGCGCCAAGTGGAACTCGGCGACGGGTACACCGATTGAAGACATCGATGCCGAAGCAGATTCAATTGAAGCCAAGACGGGTTTTCGTGCGAATACGTTGGTGCTCGGTGTTGACGCTTACAACGCACTCAAAAACTCTGCTGATGTGGTAGATCGTATTCGCTACACGCAGACGGGTGTTGTCACCGAGGATATGCTCGCGGGTCTTCTAGGCATGAAAAATGTCTACGTGGCACGTGGTATTGAGAACACGGCGATTGCAGGGGCGGCGGACAGCTTTTCGCGGCTTTATACCGGTACTACGGCGGTTCTTATGTATGTGCCGGATAATCCAAGCCTTATGCATCCATCGGCAGGTTATACGTTTGCCTGGGGTGGCTACACTGGGGCGGGTCCAGACGGTCAGCGCGTTAGCCGCTTCCGCATGGATCACCTCCGCAGTGATCGCATTGAAATGGAAATGAGCTACGATCAGAAGCAGGTTTCGACCGTTCTGGGCGCTCGTTTCATCAACTGCGCATAATCATGTGGGTCGCGGGGAAACGGCTTACAGTTAAGACAGCGGACGGACGGTACGAGGATCGCCAAGTAGGCGATCCCGTACCGGAAGCCCCGTCTTGGCCATTTCGGACTTTCGAGGCGAACAAAAATCTTGGGCGAATTGTATGGTATGAAAAACCTCAACCCGCACCAAAGAAAAGAGGACGCCCGAGAAAAAGAAAGGCTGCGGATGTAGTCAAGAAAGGATAGGGCAATGTCCTGGTCATTCAATGAATCGCTGACGAACAATCGCGATAAAGTACGGTTGAAGATTGGTGATACCGATACTAACGACCAAATCCTATCCAACGAGACTATTGACGCTCTTCTTACTGAGCATAGTAGTGATATCATGCTCACGACAATTTCTTGTGTTCGGGCGATTATCGCAAAGTACTCAAGAAACATGACTCGCGGAGCTATCGGACTCACCGCCGATATGACCGTGTTTGTTACGCACTATCAGGAACTTCTCTCGGATTTAATAAAACAAAACCGAGGGAATTCCGGTGTACGTTTCGCTGGCGGCTTTAGCGATTCCCGAAAAGAAACCATTGAAAGCGATGATGACTTTATCAGACCTTTCGCCAGCGTTGGGATGACCGACTACCCCGGTAGTGGTCAAAACGATGCTGGGGATGATTCGGACGAATACTGATGTCATTGGACAACCTAGATAAGCTCAAAAACGTTCAAAGATTTTTTGATGAGTTTATGGGCGATTGGGAGAAGAAGGAAATATTCATCTCCGCTTATCAGGCTGCCCAAACAGCTGCTCTATACATCGACATTTCTTGTCGAATGCATTTCAAAGTAAAAACTGGAAACTTGGCAAGATCCTTCGAAGCCGTGCCCGCTAAAAGAAAGGGCAAGCTCATTACGGCAGGGGCTTACTCACCGCAACCGTACGCGGCCATTCGAGAACGTGGTGGTACTATTCGCCCAAAGAGAAAAAAGGCCCTGGCAATTCCGGTTAGTAAAGTAGGTAAGAACGTGGGCAGCCCGGCAATGTGGTCAGGCCCTCAAAAGCTTGTTTATATTCCAAGGCCAAAAGGTGGCGGCAACCCCCGAAGTGTCGGTTTGTTGGGGGTGCCAACGAAGAACGGCGCGTTCAAAGCCCACTTTGCTTTAAGGTCCTCCGTTACCCAAACGGGGTCGGGTTATTTAACTTGGGCGCAAAAGATGGCCCAGCCGGAAATTTCTAAAATTGTCGGCGATTCGATAACTAAAGCTTGGGCAACCGTGAATGTGCCAGGGGTTGAGAAGTAATGGGTACTCCGGCTCGAACAAGCATTCTCAGTAATATGAGCACCACTTTGGCCGGTATTACAACTGGGAACGGTTACAATACCACGGTCGTAACGGTTGAAGGGGAAGCAAAGACTTGGGCTGATGTTCCGGCGTCGTTAAAGCCTTGGATTGGTTATGTGCCTACAGCCGAAACTTTGCAGTATCTTCCTGGCAATCAAATTCGAGTTGTTTTGCCAATCCAGTTAATTTGTCATGTGGTTGGTCAAACACAATCCACAAGATCTACGATCCTAAATAATTTACTGGACGATGTAATTGCCGTTTTAAGCGTTGATACAACAAGAGGTTCCAAAGCAATCTCGACCACGGTAGTATCAGTGGAAACGGACGAAGGTGCTCCAGGCGCCATCGGGGAAGGTTCGATGGTCCTGACCGTCGAGGTTGCTTACATGAGAACCAGCGGGCAGTCTTAAGGGAGTTTAGAATGCGGGTAAAATACATTATGGCCAACCCGGCTAAATTTGGCGACGTTCGAGTACAGTTAAACGATGTTCTCGATTTGCCTGAAAAGCAGGCTGAGGAAGCTTTAACCAGCGGGTTCTTTGTTCCGGCAGATCGCGAACAAGCCCCAAAGACTTCGAAGTCTAAAAAGAAATCTACGCCAAAAACTGAAGGGGAGAGCTAGTTATGGGAGTTTCAGAAAATCACGCGTTAGGCCGGTCACTACGATGGTTTTGCGTAAAAGAAGATGCAGCTTATCCGGGCGGGCGCTACGGAACTGACAACCAAAAGGCTGTTGCCGGAGGCGACGCCGCTAAGGTTTTGTCGTCTTCCATAGAGTTTACTGTAGCGAGAAACCCTAGAACAGATCCTCACGCAAGTCGTGCTGTTTTAGAGCGCATCACTGGTAAGCAGGAAATTAGCTGGAGTTGCGAGAGCTATCTGCTGCCGAAAAGCAGCGCGGCTCCCGACATCGATCCTTTAATCGAAGCGGCCATGGGCGGTGCTTTCGGCACACCCACCGCTGGCTATTCTTTGTCGAATAACAACACACTGCCTACAGTTCGAATTGCTAGAACTGCGGACGGGGTATTCCGCGAGGATTTGTTCGGGGCTTGGGTGGAAGAAATGACCATCTCCGCTTCAGGTGGCGAGGAGCCTAGGATTTCATTTAGCGGTGGGGCGTTCAATTACGCCTTGACCGGAACAGGCAAAACCCACGCTTCCACGTCGGTGACGAGTACTTCGGTTCCGCTTGTCACGGGTGACGGTGTTAATTTTATGGTGGGTTCGGTCATCGACATTAACGGCGACTCTACCATCGTTACTGCTAAAACGGCGGCAGATACTTTGACCGTGAAAAGCGGTACGTACACGAATAATGAGGACATTACGCCGGAGACGTATACTGAGACGACTTCGGACCAGCCCCCAATTAACGGTATTGGTGGCAAGCTCACCATGGGCGGCAGTGCTTCGTTACCGATTACCGGCATTGAGTTTACGTTGACGAACGGTATTAAGCCGTTTACCGATCAAGCTTTGGTAAAAGGCACAGAGGACTTTGTTGCTGGCTACCGAACCTGCACCGGTACGGTTACCGTTCGGGCTCGCAAAGACTTGATTAAGCAATTCGCTCAACGGTACGTCCAGCTGACGGCTGCGGGAGACCCGTCGTTTACCGGTCAATCTTCTGATTTCGAAATTTTGGTAGAATTTGGCAATGTTAGCGGCCAAGTCGTTGATCTTAACATCTTCAACGCCGAACTTGATTTCGGTGCCATTGATGTACCGGAGGCTGAAGAGGCTATCCTAAATATTCCATTTACGGCGCTAGGGGATTCCAGCACACTGCTGGAGTTTGAATTGGTTTGGAACCAAAACCCTAGCTAACATCTAATCACAACACGGGGAAAAATATGTCTGTGATGAATGAAGAAGACGCGGTGCTGTATGTACCGGAACATGGCGATAACCGGGACCTGCCCGAAGAGGAGCAGGTGGTTGTCTCAATCCTTCCGATGACGGGGGGTGAGTTCCGGGCCTACACGCGGTCGGTTAACAGTAAGAAAAATAACCTTGATAAGGTTGTTCAAAGAATTATTACCGAGCGCGTGGTTTCTGTTACAAACTACGAAGACATCCGGGGGCGGCCTGTCACCACTGGTGAGTCTTTGTTCGACCAGGCAGAGGTGGCGTTTATTGACGAAGTTTTTTCGGCGTTAACCGAGATCAGTGTTCTGAAGGGTGGACTGAGAAAAAAATAGAAATCGCTCTGCGTCTTGTCTTCAGCAATGACCAGAAGACGAAAGAGTGGGGATGCTCACGATGCAAGGGCGAAGACTATGAAGAAGGCGACAAGTACCGCAAGATTCGAAATTGCGACACGGAGGAAAATGAGAACATCGCCTGGGAATGGATGCCGTCTTTAAGACGGTGCCCGTTCAGTCAAATCACCAACGAAGCCTGGGAAGTTATTCGATGGTGGAGCGAGTTTAAAGAGTTTGGGGTTTTGCCCTGGGGTGGGTCTGACCTAATGGCGCAGCCCGCCTACGTCTTAGAAGCCTTTGCTTTGTGTACTGAGTTCAAAAATAAAATAGAACAAGAAAGACACAAGCAAGCCGAAAGGGAACGTGAGAAATGGCAACGTCGGCAACAGCGGAGCGCAAAGTCGGGATTACGGTAATTCTGAAAGACAAAATGTCTGCCAGTCTTCGTAAGACCGAAAAGGCTGCCGAAGACGTGGCTCGCGCAGGTAAGAAAATCCAAAAAAGCTTTAAAAAGCTGATGAAGGTTATTTTGCCCGTTAGTGCGGCCTTTACCGCCATGAGCGCCGTTTCTTTCATCCTCACCAAAAGAGTCTCGGAGTTTGGTGACCAAATGATTAAGGGTGCCCAACGCCTTAATCTAACCACCACAGCCTTTCAAAGGCTTGACCACGCTATGCAGCTGAGTGGCACTAGTATGCAGGAGCAAAGAGGGGCACTCACAAGGTTTGCAAGAACAGCCAGGGACGCAGTTAACGGTGTTAAGATTGCGGAAGAAGCCTTTACCAGGTTAGGTGTGTCCGTCCGAAAGCAGGATGGTTCATATAAGCAAACTGAAGAACTTATTTATGACGTTTCTGACGCCTTCTCTAAAATGCCCATGACCGTTGAAAAATCCGCTCTCATGATGGATTTGTTTGGTCGTAGCGGTGCCCAGATGGCGCAGTTTCTGAACTTAGGGTCGGAAGCCCTAAAAGAAGTAGGTCATGACGCGGAACGTCTAGGCGGCATCATGAGTGAAGATGCGGCCAAACAATCTGAAAAGTTTATTGACGCATTGACTAGACTGGATCTTGCGGCGGACGGTGTGACGCGAGCTATTGGCGGTTCCATGCAGCCCGTTTTTACGAGGATGATGGAGGCCATGGCGAATTCAGTGGTTAAACTCAGAAGAGTTTTCGCCCCTGTTTTTGAATCCATTCGTGACGATTTCAAGGCCACGGCGGATGTCCTTGTCCCGGTTGTTGGCTTCATTATCAAGGCATTTGTGGGCTTTGGCACGGCTGTTGTTCTTGCGTTCAAAGCCATCACCTTTACCATTAACAGACGGCTTGCGGAAATTGTCGATGGTATGAATGACATGATTGAAGGTGCCAATCGTTTAGGGAAAAGATTCGGGATTGCCATTGAACCCATCGCGAACGTCTTTGCCGACACCCGTGACCAAATCAAAGAAGACATGTTGGACATTGGCGCTTCTTCTTTGGAAACAATGAATGCGATTGACGCAGTTGGCGATGCCATTACTAACAGTAATAAAAAAATATACACGACGGCTGATGCTGTAGACGAGGCACGCAAATCAACTGAGGAGCTGGGCAACGTCAGTAAGGATTTGACGGATGAAGAGTTAAAACAGTTGGAAAAGCGTAGAAAAGCCAACGCTGATTACTATGCTAAAATTGAAAAAATGGCGGAAGAATCACGTCAACGTAATTTTGAACGCCAGGTGGCTATTACGAATTCCGAAGCCGAAGCCCATGACGAATACATCCGAAAACAATTGTCCCACCTTCAGGACTTGCGAACTGAAGCTGCGGAGATGGTTGAAGAGTTTGCTCGTGCAGGCAGTTCGATTGGCAATGCGTTTATCCAGGGATTCGAGGCCGCTTCGGAATCGCAGGATAGGATGGTTGAGGGTTTAAAGTCGGCAGCGCAGGAATCTATTATGATTGGTCTGGATGTTATGGAGCAGCAGGTCATTAATTACGCAAAGACAGCAGCGGCGGCAGCTGCAAGCTCTACCGCAAGTATTCCTGTTATCGGTCCAGCAATGGCGGCAGCGGCAGCGGCGGCCATGTTTGCTTTGGTTAAAGGTTTCATCCATATGGGCTTTAACGGCATGGCCGAAGGGGGTCTGGTAACTGGGGGCATCGCAAATCGGGATTCCGTACCGACCATGCTAATGCCGGGCGAATTTGTTCTTACGAAAAAGCAGACGGACAGCTTACGTCAAGGCGGTGGTGGCGGTTTGGGGTCGTCCACAATTAACATCGAACTTTCGTCTTCCCTTCCCCCCTCCCGGGCTGAGATGAAGAAATTTGTTCGTCAGAACATTGTACCAGCCCTTAGGGAACTACGTGCGCAGAGGATGTTCTGATGGCTTATTCAGCGGCGGCGCTTACAAGTGCGGAAACAACAGGCTTCGATAACGATAAGCCCTTGTTTGTTGTGCAGTCTCTTCAGTCAAGCTCGTTAAGCGATGCTCATTGGAACACAGGCGGACAGCACACGGATACAGATACCACTGACGCATCCTTTCCCGCTTCAAGGGCTGTAGATGATGTAGGTAGCCTACAAACTCAAGCGGCAACATCGACGTTTATTAATGTTAGTGGTGCAACGCAGAACAACCCTTGTGTCATTACGGCGACTGGTCATCCGTTCTCTAACGGGGATTTTATCTACTTCTATGACGTTGGTGGTATGACAGATCTGAACTACACCACTGCGGGCGGAAGCCACAACATTTATGAAGTGGCCAACAAGACCACAAACACCTTCGAATTGTCGGGCGTTAATTCCACAGGGTTTGACGCTTACACCAGCGGCGGACGGGCTGAGATCGTTAAGTTCTATAACATCGACACGGGCTCTTCGGCCTCTTCAAAAGTTAGCTTCGACACACTGCTGCTTTTAAATCATAACTTCAGTTCTTCTCTAAACGTCGTAGTCGAAATCGCTGATAATAGTACCTTCACCTCAAATAAGATTGAAGTGGCTCGTCGCACCTCGTCAGGATCGACCGATACGGGGCGCTGGCTCATTACAAATTTGAATTCAGCGGGCACTGGAAGCACCTACAGTTCAAGCGGAACGGCTCAAAGGTATTCGGATGTCCAATACATCCGACTTGTCGTTGTAGGGCGATACTCGGCCATTGGTGAGTTTTTCCTGGGCACTCGTTATCAGCTTCAGCGTAACCCTAATTTGTCGTGGAACAACAAGGACGAGACAAGCGGCGTGACCGACTTCCAATCCCGAACGGGACTGACTAAGCGATACGTGTATTATCGGGGCCAGGCTATTCGCAATGTGACAATGGGTATGGGGGCTAGTGCCGAAATTACCGTGATCGATAACTGGTTCAATGCGATAAACGAAGGTACTAGGCCCTTCCTTTGGATAGACACGCCTACTAGCGGGGCTGAAGCCCGGTTGATGTTGTTAGACGATGCGGGTTTGAATTTTCCGCTAGTCGGACCTTTCGAGCGGCAGCTTACTTTTAGCATGACCGAACAACCCCCGTTTTTATCGAGGGAATAGAATGGCCGGTAGTCCTGACGCAGACTGGTTCGAGGCAATGCGAGCCGCAACGATTGATGTTGTGGTTCATTGTTCTATTGCCCTAAGCGGCACAACTATGGATTTCCATAACTGGGCCTCGGGCGGTCTTGACGCTACGGTGACTGGCGACCCCTTGCTTAGTTCAATCACGTCCGTGACTCAGCAAGTGGATCCAATCAAACGAAACGTCCAAGCCTCCGAACTATCCCTGGAATTACTCGATGATGGCAAAATTCGGGGTTTGGTATCCAGTCAAAATTTTCTCAACACGGTGGTCACCGTCAAGCTTGGGGCTGTGCCTTTAGCGTTGTCCGAATTTGTTACAATCTTTAAAGGCTCAATCGCCAGGTTGCAGCCTGTTGAAGGCAAAATCACTATTAAGTTGCAAACCTTGGAATCCTTAATCAAGGATAAAAAGAACTTTAGAACGTACTACAATAAACACCCGTTTGAAATTGTTAATCAGATGCTTCAGGATTCGGGCGTTGATTCCGGCGATATCAACTCCACGGCCTTTACCCCCTCCACCTACTCTGCCGATATTTCGCACTACTGTTTTGCCAGCATGGTTACTGGTAGTGATTTCGAAAATGATATGTTTTGGGATTATGAGATGAACTCCAACACAGGGGCTGCGGGAGTTTCATATATCCACGACTGGACTTACCACGTTCTTAGATTCAGGCCGTTTGTTGATGAAGTAATGATGCTTACGCGGACCTCCATGTTCGTGAACACAGACGGTGATGTCACTTTGAAGCATTTTAATTCTTCTGAAGCCGTCGCCAAGCATTTCACAACAGACGAATATTCCGATTTTGAACAAGTCGAAGCAGACGTTCCAATTTACAACAAGATGAACTGCGCATTTAGGAACTCAGGTCCTCAACGATTTGTTCGCAAAGATAACACGTCGATCACTAATTACGACGAACGCCCTTACGAGACTCCTATTCTTTATCTTGCGCCTTACTCAAACTACTACGAAAACGGGGGCACGCCTCAAGCGGGCGACATTGTTCCGGGTTTTGCGGGCGTTAAGAATTTGTTAACCAGTCAAAGCACGGAAGCGCCTTCTGCCGATCGCCCCGTTTACTGGCTCCATCGTCAAGAAGTGATTAAGGCGACCGGGGCCTTTACCGCCACCAATCAATACTACAACGAAATATATAATGCGGACGGCGACGGCACAGGGGTGTACGAATATTTCCCCCGTTACATCACTATGAGCAGCGTTGCCACTCGACCTTTTTTCGGCAACCAATCGGGCGAGGCTGAGTGGAACAACAAATGCTGGGATCTTACTGCGACATTCGATTTCTGTGATTACGTTTTAACACGTTTCTCCAACACGGCGCCCGCTATACGAATTACCACCACGCTTGAATTCGCTTATCTCGAAATCGGTGATCTGGTTAGTCTGGACAACAATGTTTTTCTCAGCCCCGAACTAGCCCTGGACGGTCTGGATTCATCGGTTAAGTTTGAAATTGTAGGCCGGGAAATTACCCCGCTAGGTGACTCAATCAACATTGTTTTTGATTTAGTTTACGCTACAAAAACATCGCCCCCATCCACCTCGCTGGTTTCGCAGATGGCCGACAAGTTTGAAACCATGATGCCCGACAGTATTTTGGACGCCGTTAGCAGCGGGTTGATGGGTGTAAACTCCGTAGGTGCCGGTTTGGATCTTGGCACTGGCTCAGGTCTTGATGGAACGATTGCGCCCGGTTCCGCCTCTACCGGCGGTCAATTTCCCATCGGGTTAGCCCAGCAAATGAATTTTCGGGTTATTGCCAACCGGGACAATTACGTTGGCATTAATGGGTTAACCGGCGAACCCATTGTGACTGACGTCGCGACTTCGGATCCCGAACCACGCCTAGGACCGTCCGAAGTTCGACTGGGTTTGGCGGTGGCTGGTGCTTCGAGCATTACCTCAGTCAAAGATTTACGGCAAATTGGGTCCATCTCTGCCGATCAAGTCAACAAAGAGGCTTTGGCTCCTGGCGCTGTGCTGCTTTGGAATCCCGGTTTTGATATCTGGCCTGACACCAGCAAGGCACCTCCGGCGTGGGTTGTAGACAGTGGGGTGGTCGGTACTGACTTGGAGAGATCTACAACTCAGATCCATAGCGGTCGGTACTCAACCAAAGTACTAAACACGTCCACCATCGCCAGCCTGACCTCATCCAAGATACCCGTGAACTCCAACAAGCCGTACCGTGCGGCTGCGTGGGTTTATTTGAGCGGTGGGTTTGATGTCGTTGTGGACGTGTTCTGGTTTAAGTCAGATCGTTCGGCGTGCAGTACGGCGTCCACAAACGTCTATAATGCCACCCCTAGCACGGGGGCTTGGGTAAACATTAGTGGGGTTGCCAACCCTCCGAGCGATGCTGCGTTTGCTACCGTTCGGATTCGGCGAGACGCGGGCCCTGGCAACGTTGGTTATTTCGATGATGTTTCTTTGACCGAAGAGCCAGTCAGTTTCAAAGTCTACGGCGCTGCTGTAACGGCACCGGGCACAAAGTCGGCATTTCAAGTTAAGTTTAACAATGAAAGCCACGACTACGGTTCAAATTACGATAACAGCTCAAACTACAGGTTCGATGCCCCCGAAGCTGGTGTGTACGAGTTTTCGGCAGCCATTCAAGGCGTTTACGTGGGTTCTTTTACCTACATTACCGCAATGATTTACAAAAACGGCTCGGTGTTGGCTGA